TTTTAGAAATTTTCTTTTGGCTAGATTCCGAGATGAATTCATGCGCTCTCACACAAATACTCCTGTATCAGATTGGTATGAGAATAAGTGTTGTATGGCTAGATTGGGGATAGGTGAAACCATTAATCTAAGATTTCCATATGCAATATCAACATTGTATCTAGTTACTGCATTACCAATAAACACTGTTCCGAAAATAGTATGTTGTGCCCTAATACCGTCGTGTCTTTTATGTACTACAATAGTAGCAGTTTGACTATCATTTGAATCAACTACATAGCTAGATATTTGAAACTTAACTGTAGAAAAGGATAATTGCGGAAGTTCATATATTACTTGATTTGCTGTATTATTGGGTGTTGTAAAACTTTCAGAGTTAATTGAAATTCCACCATTCAGTCCTATCCCTCCCTGAATAGTCATAGTTCCGGTACTAGTTACGTTCCCAATAGAAAATATATCGCCACTAGAATAGATATTACCTACTTGAATATCAGATTGTATTAAATTGTTTGCTTGATTGTAAAAACTTAAAACACCCAAATTCTCTCGAATACTTACATTACCGATGTGCAGTGAATCATTCTTTGCTAACCATAAATTTGCATATCGCTTTTCATCACTGCCTAAATCAACTATATTTGTTGTAATAGGTACCATGTCTGTATTCATTCTAACAGCATTATTTGGTACATCGTACACTAAATTAGCTGTTCCGCCACTTAATCCGTTATTGTTATACTGAATAGCTGTGTTTGGTCCACCCTGATTTAATGTGGGGATTCTAGCAAAATTATTGTTTATTTTGTCAAATGCTACACGAAGAGGATCACCTGTACCATCATTTGGTAGTTCTCCTATATCGATAAATTCAATTAATTGTGGCATGTTACTCTTTCACTAATAGTGTGTTACTAGTATTTATGATAAATTAATAAATACATAACTATGAAAAAACTATTATTTATACTACTATTATCCACATCGGTGTCCGGGGCTATAGCTCAAACACAAAAAGCAGGTGTCACATATGATGCATTGATTACCAGAGTTATCGATGGTGACACAATTGCATTTCAAGCACCATTCTTACCGGCTCCGCTAAAACCCGAGCTAAGTATTCGTGTATTCGGTGTTGATACTCCCGAAAAAGGTTTCCGTGCTAAATGCCCAAGTGAGGCACAGCGTGGGGAGGCTGCAACCGCATTCACAAAACAACAAATTGCTAATGCACAAAAGAAGCAAATTATACTGATGGACTGGGATAAGTACGGCGGACGTGTTTTAGGTGACGTTATTTTAGACGGCAAAAGTTTAAGAGGGATGCTTATCCAGCAGGGTTTTGCACGTGAATACTACGGTGAAGCCAAGACTTCGTGGTGTAATTAAAATCCAAATATATTTTTAGGTAGTTCAATTACAACGGGTTGTCTAGCCTGTTGTAGTTGTTGTAATAATAAAGTCCCGTTCTGTCTAACACTAGGATCGGGACTTTTTAACATCTCTGATATGGCTAACATACGAGTAGTTTCGGTGACAGTAATGTCTCTGGATATAGATTTCTGTGCTTCTACATACACAGAATAATCTTTACTAGCACATCCCGAAATCATTAATGATACGAGTAGTATGATGTATTTCATTTGACTTCGTTAAAGATTTTCTTTTGAGCTTCATACCACTCTTGCCAACCTTCTACTTTAGTAGAACATTCATGGTACAATGAATAATTGTGTACAATAACTTTTAACATTTCTGTTATAGCTACTTTATCACCCTGTATAAGTTTAAGACTTTCACATTTTTCTTTGAGAACTTGAGGAGCTTCGGGGAACTTTCTAGCAACAGGAACAGTTGTACTGCATCCTGCAAGAATAATTACCAATGATACAATCAATAATTTCATTTCTTGTCCTTTGGTTCAGCGGCTTTGTTTAATATTGATATTGCGGCATCGTTATGTATATCAATAATTGCTTTAGGTACAGGACACGTTTCAATGTACTTGATAACTTCTTCAGTCTTAATGACTTCTTTATCAATGTACTTGATTATGTCTTTACCTTTTTCTCTGATAACTTTAGTCTGTGTTACAATCTTTTCTTGTACTTCCACATTCACCGTTTTAGCTTTTTCTTCAGCTACAGCTACTTTGGCTTCCATTTCCTTAACTCTAGCTTCCCATTCTTTATAGTCTGCTAATCCTCCCTCTAGGTATAATCCCAAAGAAAGTACAAGTAAACTAATGACTTGAATCGGTATTTTATATTGTTTGACTAAAGGAATCATTCCCAAAACAAATCCAGCAACCGTGCCTATAATTCCCACTGTGAGAATTAGATGAAACGCCCATTCGGGCAAAATAGATATTATCCACATAATGTTATTTATTAAAATAAGTAGAATTAGATAGCCATTCGTAGTAATTACGGAAACCTTCTTCTACATCAACTTTGGGGTCAAATCCAAAGTCTTTTCTTGCGGCATCAATATTCAATGCTCCCCTGCTAGGGAAGTCCGGGTCTTTGTCACGGACATTTACTGTCCCTGACCCGGCAATACTAACTGCTAGATTTGCCGCATCTAGCAAACTGTAGCTATGACTTTTTGTTATATTGTAAGTCTTATTTTCTGTGTTATCACTCAATGCTGCCGCAACAATACCATCTGCCGCATCATCAACATACGTGAAGTCTAATGTCTCACTCGCACCATTAACATTCAACGTGCCTCCTCGCATTGCAGTAAGCATAAACTTAGCAACAACCCTATCTTCTACGTCTAGAGGTCCGTAAACAGCACTAGGACGAATAATAGTATAAACCATGTTGTCCTTTCGTGCATAATCTTTAACTAGCCACTCGCCTGCTAATTTCATAATCCCGTATTGTCCTTGTGGTTTACATACGGCATCTTCAGTAACATCGTCAGTAAAATCTCCATACACCATTGAACTACTAATGTATACAAATTTGCGTACTTCATACTTAGCACTAGCTTCTAGCAAGTTGAGCAACCCTTCACTCATAACACGACTTCCCCTAGTGGGATTTGCGTTAACTACTTTTTGTCTTGGAAAGCTAGCCATATGAATTACGATCTCCGGCTGTTCAATATTAAACACACTGTCAACATCATCATCATCACAAATGTCTTTAGAATAGATAAAACTCTCATCCCCGATTTTTTTCAATCGTTTACGCATCAAATAATCAATTTCATCGTAGGAGATAATTCCATAAGTTGTTTTGGTATCCATAATAGATATAATGTGACCTTCATCTTGTAATCGCTTGACTACATTATGTCCGATAAGCCCCAAACCACCTGTTACTAGAATGTTCATTCGTATTTCAACTTCCAATATGTTAAGTCTTTTTCTTCTAACCATGCTATGATATCATAGCTATGACCATAATTATAAGGATCAGGTGATCTATTCCACATAGGTTGTTCTTTACTATTTTCCATAATCCATTTACCGGCTTCTGTTTGTTGCCAGTTCCATATAGGTTCAGCCACATACAAATCAGGATCTTCAACGTCACCCATTTTAATTGTATGTACTTTAATCTTTATTGTTTTCATACTGCCATATTCGCTTTAATTGCACCATGACTTTGATAGTTTTCTAAATGTATATCTGCCATTGTCATCTCAAAGATGTTTGTCTTTGAAGCATTTAACATCAATGTAGGCAATGGATGTGGTTCACGTGTTAATTGTTCTTTAACTTGGTCAACATGGTTTTTATAGATATGCGTATCACCGGTGCTGATAACAAGCTCTCCAACCTTTAGACCACAATGATGTGCTAACAAATGGGTGAGTAATGCGTAACTAGCAATGTTAAAAGGCAATCCCAAGAACACATCAACACTACGCTGATACATATGACAAGATAGTTCTTTATTTTTGTTAACATAGAATTGGCTCATAACGTGACAAGGTGGCAATGCCATTTGGTCTAACTCGCTCACGTTCCAAGCACTGAGTATGTGCCTGCGCCCATTAGGATCTTCAGTTAATCCTTTAATGAGATTTGCCAATTGGTCGACTTCCGTCCTATCCACTGCGAGGCGTGTGCCACCTTTGTGTGCCGGGCCCATGTCTTTTTCTGTACGGTATGTGTTCCAGTGACGCCATTGAACTCCGTAGACCCGCCCCAAGTCACCTTCGAATTTTGCTTTTGGTTTCCAATACGGTGAAAGCGCATTCGGCGTCCAGATAGTAACCGTTCCTTCGGAAGTACCATGGGTGAGTTCTGCCAATCTACGCTCATTACCAGAGCCTTCAATAAACCAAAGAAGCTCACCGACGCAAGCCTTCCATGCCAATTTCTTAGTAGTGACTGCGGGAAAACCCCTACGCAAATCAAAGCGAATATGACGTCCAAAAACACTATAGGTGCCAATACCAGTTCGGTCATCTTTAACTTCTCCGTCGTCTAAAATATCCTGTAATAGTTCTAAATATTGTTTCATATTTTTATATTATATATGAAGATTTTTGCAATGTCAATAAAAAAACCCACTAAGTGGGTTTTTTATTTTATAATCTATTTAAAAGTTTATCCGTTTCTGGTTGAACTGTTTCTGCTATACTTTCTACATTAAGAACAAACTCAAAACTAGTAATGAGCGGATCCAATTCATGTAGTTTACGAGAAATTACTTCCTCGACCTCTTCTGGGTCTAATCCTTGTTTCATCAAATTCTGTACATTAATTGTATGCTGTTTTTTACCAGACATTTTTACTATAATTTTTTTAATGAACTGTACAGGTACTTTACTTTTTTCGATGTCCTCAAGAATATGTTCCCATTTTCTAATGTAATCTGGTGTCATGCTATATTTATGCTAATGCTTTAGCCTTTGCAGGACGACCTCTCTTTTTAGCTGTATCAGATGTAGTAGATTCAACTATAACACCATCCAATTCTGCGGCTTCTTTCATTAATCGAGTTGATTCTGCTAATAAGCCTTTAGCTTCAGCATCCATTTTAGATGCCTGTTGACGTAGATTGTTTGCGATTGCATTGTCAGATAATATATCACTTGATGCCACTTTAACAGGTGGAGACTTTTTATTATCACGCATTTTTTTAGCAACAGTTGCAGGATCTTGAATCCCTCGACTTTGATCAATTTCTGCTAGACGCTTTACTGCTTCTTCCCCTTGTTCCATTTCAGTCAAAATTTTGTTCAAGTCAACTAATTTAATTTTAGTATTGGAATTAGGAGTCATAATGACAGCATCAGTTTGAACTTTTTTGATCAAACCTTCTGAATGTAAAACTTGTAAAATATACTTGCCTTCAGCAGTATGAGTGCGATTTAACGCATCTGCTAAATTCTTACTATTCTGTCCAATATCACTTTCAATACATTTCATCATTGGGTCATGTACATGACGATTCAATGTGTCGGTAAAAGTAACAAGCGCCATGTGTGGTTCGCCGGGTACTTCACGGAA